ATTAGCAATAGTAACTTAATATGGGATATTCAATTCAACCAGTCCAAATTTGGACAAACGGACAAGCAAGCCAGGGAAATTACATTGATGCATCAATTGTCAATGATAATTTAAGTAATTACGCACAATTTTATTGGCAAATAAGCAATGTTGTAACTGATAGTGAAGGCAACGAAACAAAACAAACATTGGCCCAGGGTAACAGTACAATTAGCGGTAATGATTACATTATTTGGGGTGAAAGCCAGGATATTAATTTGGCCGCTTACCAGTATATTTGTAGCCAATTAAATTTAACCTTAATACCTTAATCATGGACAAATTAACGGAACTAAAAGCGCAAGCATACGATTTACTGGCAAACATTGAATGGTTGCAAGCAAAACTTCGTGAATGCAATCAAGCAATTGCCGAGGAAACAAAAAAGAAAAGTGATGGACAACCAGTTGTTGACAATAATAATTAGTGCCATTTTTAGTGCCGGCGCAACCTGGGGTGTACTTAATAACCGTGTAAAGGCCCTTGAAAAGCAAATGGAAAAGCATGATGAAAATTCCAACCGTTTGACCAGGTTGGAAACCAAATTGGACATTTTATTGGAACACTTTATTAAAGATTAAATATGAAAATTAAAAAACCGCGTAATTGGAAAACAACCTTTTTTGGTTTAACCACTGTATTAAGTGGAATTGCGCTAATTATTAAAGGTCACACGATCGAGGGAATAACGGCAATATCAACCGGCCTTGGCCTGGGTGTTGCAAAGGACTTTGACAAAACCGGCCTTTAATGAATGCGAAAAGCAAAAAACTATATTATTACACTGGCCATTGTTGGCCTTTTGCTAATTAGTAGAAAAGTGAGTGCAACAAAAATTATTGCCCAGTTTGAAGGATTAAGATTGAAAAGTTATCCTGACAGTGGCGGAATTTACACAATTGGTTACGGCACAACTATTAATCCCGAAACCGGATTGCCGATAAAAAAAGGTGATGTAATTACAAAAGAAAAGGCCCTTGCCTGGTTGCGCCTTAATACGGCGGCACTTGAAACACAAATTAAAAAAATTGTAAAGGTGCCTATTAATGCAAACCAAGTTACGGCCCTTACTTCACTGGCTTACAATATTGGCATGGGTGCATTTTCCAGGTCAACACTTTTGCGATTACTAAATAACGGAACTGAAAAAAACCTGGTTGCCGCACAGTTCATTCGTTGGAATAAGGTAAAAGGCCAGGTTGTTGATGGACTTACCAAACGGCGCAAGTTAGAGGCCGAACTTTTCCTTTCATAAAATACTGATTTTTACTACTTTTTAAATAATGCCCAGTCACGGCATTATTTTTTTTTGTTTATATGATAAAAAGTAATATAAATTCGTATTGACAAACGATTATTAACCCAAAATTTGGAACCATGCAAAAAGACCTACTCAACCAGGTTGGCCCTTACCTGGCCGAACTGAATGGAAAAATTAACACATTACAATTCCTGGGCAAACATTTATCCGGTACCCAGGTTGAATTTTTTGTCACCTTTCCGGATGGTGATAAAGTTATTATTGACCAAAGGTTAATTCCTTTCAATTTACAAATGGAATTACGCACTTTGATTGATGATAGTATTGATGAATATCAAAGAATTGCCAAACACTTAACCGAAGTACACAATGCGTGACAAGATTAAGTTTATTGGTGAAATGCTATTTTTTTTATTTGTAGCAACACCCCTTTGCTTTAGTCTTTTATTCATTATTGAAATTGCCTTTTTACCACAAACAATTAAAAATTTATTACAATGCACAAAACTTACGATGTTCCGGCTTTTCCGCCGCAAATAGTTCAAGACAACCTCGGCCGTGTACTGGCACCAATTCCAGGCATGACAAAACGTGAATATTTTGCAATAACACTTTTACCGTATTTCCTGGAAACGAAAAAGGATTATGCAAAAGAGGGTAAAAAGTTGAACCCTTACCAGGCCAGTGTTACGGCGGCTGAATTATTAATTGATGAACTTAATAAAACTAACCAAGATGAAAACACTTTACAAATTGTGGAATAGTCCAAAATTTTGGCTTTTTGTAATTGTATTTTTTATGCTTTGGCTTTCCAGTTACTGGAATTATTAATCTTATGACAAGCGACCAGGAATTAACCGAAATACTCAAAGTTCGGAAGTATAACCCTTTGCTAAAACCAAAGGCCGAACAAGTGGTATTGACCGTTGCCGGTAAGGTAGTTGGTTGCCTGGAAAATTATTGCGTGATAAGTGGACTACCCAAGGCATCCAAGTCAACTTATGCCGCCGCAATGATTAGTTCCGCACTGGTTCCGCCGTTTCAGTCAATATTTGGAATAAAGATGCAAACACCAAAAGACCGCAACCGCATTGCCTATTTTGACACCGAAAGTTCACAATATGATTTTTACCGGCAAATTGAAAGGATTAAAAACTTTGCCAGTAAAGAGAGCATTCCCGATTTCCTGGATGCCTTTTCTTTTCGTGAGGACATGCCCAAGCGCATCCGGGCCATGATTGAACTTTATTTGTCAAACCATCAGGATTGTTCTGTTATTATTGTGGATGGCTTATTGGACTTGTGTCTAAATTACAATGATGAAACGGAAACCAGGTTACTTACAAACTGGTTCAAAAGAATTACTAAGCAATACAATATTTTAATGATTGGTGTACTTCACCTGGGTAAGGGCCACGGCGAAACCCTGGGCCATTTAGGTTCCAATACTGACCGTTGGGCGCAAAGTACCATGATCGTGGAACGGAACCGGGAAACCAAACAATTTATATTAAAACCAAAATATTTGCGAAGTAGTGATGATTTTGAACCAATAGCCATTATGAATTTTGAAGGCCAGTGGAACCAGGTGCCAATTATTGAAACGGATACAATTACAATACCCAAAAAAGTAAAAAAACCTTAAACCTGGGAACGGAGGAACCCGAACAACAATAGTTATGGATAACAAAAAAAACACCGGTTCACTTTACCGGAACAAAAAAGAAAAACCAACTTCACCGGATTACACCGGCAACGTTGAAATTAATGGCAAAAAATTTCGCCTGGCCGGATGGATTAACAAGAGCAAGGCCGGAAACAATTATTTGCGATTGCTTGCCAGTGAATTGCCGGAACAACCTGGTGACATTTTAAGTGATGTGCAAGAGGTAAAAGAGGCGGCAATAAATAACAACCCGGAAACGGATGATTTGCCATTCTAAAAAAAAGGCCGGTTCAACCCGAAGGGAACCGGCCGGACAAACGACTTCGGAACCAACCGCAAGTCACTTGCATTCACTGTAAAAATATAGCAAATGCCTAAAATAATCAAAACGGCAATAGTTTTTTTTGGGCCAAAAGGCCCACGGCCCAGGAAATACCGGAATATTACTAACCTGGTTAAATTTGGCGAATTTTGTGCCAACCTTGGTGCCTGGTACATTAATTGGTACGATGCAAAAAGCGGCGAATTTGACCGCCGCACATGGCTTAAAAGCGATTTTAAGAAAAAGTAGTATATTTGTTTTCTCATAAGCAAGCATAAGTTGGTTTCACAAGGATTGTTCGGCCTGGTTTTCTAACCGGGCCTTTTTTATGCCCGGCCCGGATATATGCACCATGCTTTTTTTATTAAATAAAGGTGAATGCAAGTGATGTGAATAAAAAACTTGGTGAAAACTTGATTTATTCACAAATTTTTTGTAACTTTGTTTCCGTTGTGCAAGCCCTACAAAGGCATGCACACGGAAACAAAAAATGTGAATGTGAATAATTGTGAAAAGTTGAATTTTGTTATTTGCAAATGTTTTTTGTAATTTAGAACTGACAAACGATTAAGAACATAAAGCCGCATTCAATTTCCGAATGCGAAACATACTGTGGTTGGTAGGTGGTGCCGCCGCCTTATATTTTTTATCAAGGTTTTCATTTGGCCAAAAGGCAAATTTTGTACTTCGCGGATTGCGACCAGGTGGCACCCTTTTTGCGCCAGTTATCAATGTAGATTTTGCGGTACAAAACCCAACTAATCAAAAAGTCACAATTAAAAGTGTAACCGGTAGTGTGTCGGTGAATGGTGAATATTTGGCCAACGTAAGTGCATTTGGTGACCAAGTAATTCAACCAAATAGTGAAAGCATGTTGCGTTTGAGTGCAAGACCATCAGCAACCGGAGTTTTCAATTCAATTCGTGAATTGTTAACCACACCGGTGGGCCAGGTGAATGCAAGTTTCACCGGTTCCGCAAATGTTGATGGCCTGGTTGTTCCTATTTCGGAAACAAAAGTTATTTGAGGATGGATGCAACAACAATAATGGGCCGGTTGGAACCATTTAAAAACAAGCAACAAATGATTGTTGCCGACCAGTCAACCGGTGATATTATTGAGGCAATAACCGAGGCACATAAAATTCATGCGCCGGAGTATAGCCAAATAAGTTCTTTTTTTAAGGCACCGACCAAAAGAGAAACGGCAAAACGCATTTTCAATTTTTTGAAAAAGAATGTGAAATATGTGATTGAACCAGGCAACCGGCAAACTGTAAAAAGTCCGGCGGCCATCCTGGCAACTGGACACGGTGATTGCAAACACTATTCATTGTTCGCCGGTGGTATTTTGCAAAATTTAGGCATTCCATTTGCTTACCGTTTTTCCAGTTACCGAATGTTTGACAAGCAACCACAACATGTGTTTGTTGTTGTTAATCCTGGTACCAGTAATGAAATTTGGATTGATCCCGTGCTAAAAGAATTTGACTATAAAAAACCTTACAATTACTCAATAGATAAAAAAAATATGGCCCTTTATTCAATATCCGGAGTTGGCGCAACCAAGGAACAAAAAGCGCGACTGAAACAAGCCAAGGCCGTTAAAAAAGCGGCACCGACAAAGGTGGAAAAGAAAGCCGCTAAACAAGAAGTTAAAGCGGCACGCGAGGCGGCAGGCCGAACAGTCAAGCAAACATTACAAAAAGGTGCAAAGGTTGTTTTAAAAGTAGCCGCCGCACCGGTACGAAATGCATTTTTGGCCCTGGTTGCGCTGAATTTTGGCGGCCTGGCAAATAAACTTCAAAAGGGATGGCAAAAGGCACCAACAAAAATTGAACATTTTTGGGAAGGGGCCGGAGGAAAAATGCAAGCATTAAAAAATGCATTTGATAAAGGAAGTAAGAAAAAAAGAATTTTCGGAAACGATACAATTGGTGCCGCACCAGTAGCCGCAACCGCCGCCGCCGCCGCACCATTACTTGTAAAGGTTAGTGATATTTTGAAAAGTATTGGTATTGAACCGGCGGAACTTATCCAACTGGGAAAAGATGCGTTGAACCAAAAGGCCCAGGAATTAGCAAAAAAGGCCCTGGAACCCAAGGCCGCAAAAGAGGCCGAGAATATTGACATTGCCGACCAGGTATTTGAAGAAACAACACCGGTAACAACAACCACAACCGGCAAACCAAATTTTTTACCCTTAATACTTGGCGGTGCCGCCGTTGTGTATTTTGTAACAAGGAAATAATATGACTGTAAAACAAAGACAAGCCAGGGCAAAATTTAAGGCCGCAATAAAAGAGGCCGGCAAACTTCGTAAGAAGAACCCAAAATTAACCCAGGCACAAGCGGTAAAACAAGCATGGGCAATTCTTTATTCCAAAGAAAGAAAAGGTGAGAAAATTGGATATTCCAAGGAACGCGAAAAATTACATAAAAACGCGACCGCCTGGTTAAAGAAAAGGAAAAAGGTTGATGAGGATAAAACAAAAAAGGAACGCGTAAGCATGGCTTATCAACGCGCACCATTTGGCCGGCCAGGAGTTGGCGCGATAAAAAAGAAAAGTGCAACGAAAGTAAAAGCCAAAAAAGGCAAAACAACTGAAATGCACACGGACACAAAAAGTCATAACGTTAATATTCGTGTTGTTAGTGGAATTAATACAAACACAATTCAAGAAATTAAAAGAATACTTGAATTAGAAGAAAAGTGGAAAAAAGTTTTATTTATTTTGGAAGGTCAAAAAAAAGTTGAAAAAAACTTTACAAATAAAAAATTACTTTCCAGAGATATAATGAAAGTAAAAAATGTAATTAAAGATTTGAAAAAGAATATTTCAAATTTGAAAAAGCATATAAATTAATGTATAAAATATTGCCTTACACCAAAAGAAAAGCCAGGCAACTGAATGTGGTTGTTCGGCCCAGTACCAGGAAAGGCAAAAAACTTGATATTTATGACAGAAAAGGAAACTATTTGACAAGTGTAGGTGCCAGGGGTTACCTGGATTACCCGACATATATAAAAATGTTTGGTTCCCAGGTTGCCAATAAACGGCGAAGGTTGTATAAAATTAGGCATGCGAAAGATAGGATTGTGAGAAATTCGCCTGGATGGTATGCAAGCAACTTGTTGTGGTAAACGGATGTATTAACTTGAAATAAAAAAAAACAGATGGCAAGAAAAAGAAAAAGTGCGCGCCGCCGTAAAAGTGGCCGCCGAATGGGTGCGGTAGGAAAAGCAAATTTCACCGCGGCCCTTGGAATTATCGCCGGTGCCGTAATTGGCAAGAAAGTGGCGGCAATGCTACCAATTGGTGATGACCGTATTAAAAATGCGGCGGTAACCGCGATTGGTTTTGTGTTCCCCACGATCGTAAAGGGTGACATTGGAAAATCATTGGGCAATGGAATGATTGCCGCCGGTGGTGCCGGATTAGTTGGCAACCTGGTTCCCGCCCTTGGTGCGATGGACACAATGGAATTTCCAGTAACCGTTGGTGAAATTCCAGATGGCATTTCAGTTATTTCCGGTGATAACGATGTTATGGCCGGTGATGATTTGAGTGTGTTGGCCGGTATGGATGAAGATGGTGAGGACTATTAATTGTTTGACACTTGCATTCACCTTTATTTAAAATAAAAAAGCCGGGGACAGGGCAACGAACTGAACAACAAAAATTATGGCATCAACAGTAGGTAGCCGCCTAGCCTTTGAAAAGGCAAAAGAGGGCATTCAGCGCGCCGGTTTTTCCCTTGGACAAGCCGTGCTTTCACAAAGTTATTTGCGCCTAGAAGTTTCCCTTTCCACAAGCATTACTAACTATCAATTCCCAGTGTTAGTAAATGATGTAAGTTCAAGCGCGACAAGTGCAACGAACCTGGAACAAAGATTGAACCTTCAAGATGCGTTCTATTGTTCTCAAATTGGACTTTTCTTCGCAAAACCAAGTTCAAGTACCGCAACAAATTTCCAGTTGTGTACTTATCCAAACCCTTACATTTTCAGTGCAAGCAACACGGCATCCAGTTTATTTAACTGGTATAACAGTTCACTTTCTTTGACTGTTAACAACCGCCAAATTGTTCCCGCATACGATTTGTACCGCCATTATTCAGTACCACAAACACAAGGTGGTAATGCATACACAACGGCACAAACTAATGCATTCACTGACCAACAAGATGGTGGAACAAGTGCATTCTATCCAATTGAACCAGGTTGGGTTCTGGTAGGTTCCAAACAAAATACATTGCAAGTTCAACTTGCATCCGCAATGGCCGCCGTTGAAACAAACAGCCGTGCCATTCTTATTTTGCGCGGTCACCTTGCACAAAACGTTACCCCAGTTCGTTAATACTAGGGAAAAAAACAAAGGGCCGGTTAATGGCCGGCCCTTATTTTTAAAAAAGTAAATTTTATCAAAATGGCATTCAAAGCCGCTAAATACGAACTGGTTGAATTACTGGTTCCAGGTGTTGCAAGTACCGGACAAACAAACACACAATGGAGTTTTCCCGATTTGCCAAAACTTCGTTATACTTCATTACTTGCAATTGAAACTTTCGGTGTTGATACAGTTACCGCAAGTCCAAACAATGTTGCCGCACCAACCGCCGCAATATTGCAAAAAAGTTATTTGGTGTTATATGCAAATGAAAGACAAGATTTGTACCGCATTCCCCTGGTTAGTTTAGTCCGTACCCAGGCAACAACAAGCGCAAGTACACCATTTGTCCGCGGATTGTATGAATTTCAAGGTCAAAAGGTAACTTACGATAAATCATTTGTTCAAATTGCAAGTGCGCCGGGAAATACAACAAACTTTTCATTCATTTTTGGCATTTATTACGTTTAATTAATCAACATGGCCGCCGTACCTACATTAAGGAGTGTTCAACAAGTGATGAACTGGTATAATGACCAGGAACAAGCCGCATGGGAACTTTGCCGCTTTCAACCGGCATTAAAATACCGCCAAGGTATGTACCATGGAAAAAGTAAGGAAGAAGGTGCCGAAAGATTGGCAATTGCATTAAGTATTATTCCCCAGGATGATTTTGAAAACTATCATTTAACGGTTGGCAACATAAAAGGTGCCAAAGAAAAGAAGTTGGAAGATACCGTTGGAATGTACTTTATTGTAAACGAAAAGCCGGCCCACATGATGGGCATGATGCCGGGCCAATATGTTGCAAGGAATGACCGTGATACCGAAATTTTGAATGAATTGAGGGCCATGCGTGCCGAAAGGTTAGCCGAGTTAGAAGAAGATGAAGAAGAAGAACAACCGGTGACACCATCAAGCATTTTGGCCGGAATGTTACAACAACCACAAGTGCAACAAATGTTAATTGGAATTTTGGGCAATTTAGCCGGAAACTTTATGAAACTGAAAGTGCAACACATAAGCGGTACACATACCGCCGAAGATTTGCAACAAGTAATTGAAACACTATTTGCAAAAGGTGTAACACCGGATGACCTAGTTAAACTTTCCGAAATGCCCGAAAGTCAAATTTCATTTTTGTTATCAATGCTTCGTAAATAATGGCAAAAGGAATTAAAATATCAACAACTGATGTTTTGTTAATTGGTGGCGGCTTACTGGCATTCACGGCCATTAAGCGGTTATTAATTGCCGGTGGTATTGCCGCCGGCCCAGGCACGAAAAGTGCAAGCCAGGAAATTACAAACCCGATTAGTTATTGGAAACCGGCTTATTACAAACGGTATGGCGGAACATTAATTACCAGGGCAACGGCTGAAAACTATGCACGAAAAATTCACAATGCATTTGGGATATTCCAGGATGATTTCAACATGATCGTGGGAGTTTTCTCACAACTGAAAGCGAAAACGCAAGTGAGTTTTTTATCCGATGTTTTTACGCAAATGTATGGTGAAGATTTGCTTACATTCTTAACAAACGGCGGTGGTATATTGCCGTGGGATGGATTAAGTGACAAGCAACTTGAAACATTGCTTGGATATACAAACAAATTAAAAAACAAGTGATGAAAAAAAGTTATTTACCAATATTACTAATTGGCGGTGCATTGGCATTTATGTATTTCCGCCGCCGGCCAAGAGTAACGGTAACGGCTGACATGCCGATAAGACAAACCGCCGAAGAATTTGAAGGTGAATTTGCACAAACCGTTAAACCTGGGCCATCCTTATTGGACAAGGCAACCGATGTTGTGAAAAATATATTCGGTAAAGATGCCAGGCAAAAAGCGGCAAAGCAGGCCCAAAAAACGGCGGTGAAACGCGCCGTGCAAAAAGGAATTAGCAAAAAGAAAGCAAAAGCCGTAACAAAACAACTTGCAACATTCACTTTCCCCAGGATTGGCGGTGATGAAGTGATGTTTTAAAAATTACTTATGAAAAGAAATTATTTGTTAATTGCCGCCGGTATTTATATTGTATGGTTTTTGATGCGTAAGAAAAAGACCGGCCCAAATGCACCAAGTGTGCAAAATGCATCCAGTACCGCAAGACAAATGGTTGCTGATGTAGTTGACCAAACCACATTTTTACCCGATACAACAACCGATGCGGATAGATACGCAAAGGATAAAAGTAAATGTTTATGAGTTGCCAAAAATACATTACTGAAACAAAGATTTTTACCAGTAATACACAAACTGATACAAACTGTAACAGTGTGATATTTGTGAACACTGGTACCAGTAATGTTACCATTGATGGTTTTACACTTACACCAAACCAATCATGGAATATTACCGGTAATAAAGATGAAATATTGGTAAAGGTATATTCATTAAACTTTTCGGGTAGTGGAGTTAATCAATTGACCGCATTATTCAAAAGATACATAGGATAATAAATGTTTGTAGATTTTAACATACTTAATCAACTTGGTTCCCCCAGTATTAACAGTAATACATTTGCTAACCGGCCCAGTGCCGGACAAGTGGGCCGGCTGTTTGTTAGTACCGATACTTTTGAAATATATCGTGACACCGGAACCGGTTGGGATCTAATTGGCGGCCCTGGTTCCAGTACTGTTACTGGTAGTGGTGCCGCCGGCCAAGTTACTTTTTGGACTGGTTCCAATACAGTAAGTGGCGAAAACAATTTATGGTGGGATGCCGCAAGTAATCATTTGGGCATTAATACAAGTACACCAGGTGTGGCACTTGATGTGCATAGTGCCGCCGATGTTGGTGTGCAATTAAATGGCACCGGTGCAACACCAAATATTTATATTGATTTTTTACAAACCGGCACAAGTCAATACCGATTAGGTTACACGGATGGCACAGTTGATTATCAAAGATTTTCAATTTATGATGTTACCGGTGCAAAAGAAGTGTTGACAGTTGATAAGCAAAGCCGTTTTGTTGGTATCAATTATCAATATAGTTCATTATCTGACCAACCAGCATATACACTTGATGTTAGCGGTTCCGGTAGATTTACCGACAATGGATATTTTGATAGTAGTGGAACTGGATTTGTTGGAATAAATACAGTATCGCCACTTGGTAAAATGAATATAGTAAGTGATGGCGCCGCACAGGCAAATTTGTATTTAACAAGGTATAATTCAATAGGCAGCCATTTATTATTTTATTCAGCAGCAGGCACAAAAACAGTACCAACCGCAATTCAAAATGGTGATGAATTAGGAAAAATATCATTTAACGGATATAATGGAACTACTTTCAATAACAGTACTGGAATAATCAAAGCCGAAGCAGTAGAAAATTTTACTACTTTAGCGCAAGGAACTAAATTGTCGTTTTTTACTACATCACAAGGCACAACAAGTCCAATTCAAACAATGATATTGAGTGCCGCTGGTGACTTAGCAATCGCACAGGGTAATGCTCCTACACAGGCTTTAAATGCTTATAGAGGCGGTTCTACTCAAACTGTATTCTCGGCTGGCAATAGTAATACTGGATTAAATGGAACTTATTTTGGAGTAGATGCAACTGGTAATGGAATAATGAATACTAATGGTGCTTTTGCAAATATATTTAGCACAAATAGTACAGAGAGAGCAAGATTTAATTCTGGCGGAAATTTTCTTATCGGCACAACGACAGACGTGGGCGGAACAAATAAACTGCAAGTTGCTGGGAATGTATATTTAAATGCTGCGGGTGGTGCTGATGGTTTAAGATATTTTTTGAATAATACAAGTGCAAGCGAATTTCAATATGTAATAGTAAATGGCGGAAGTGCGGCTGATAGTTTTCAAAGATTATCATTAAGAAATGGAACTTATGGAACTAATCTTTTTCAATTAAATGATGTTGGAACTGCATTTTTGCAAGAAATAAAAGCGGGCAAATCAAGTATATTAAATACAACTGCCGCCGAAAATGGAACTGGTGGCGGTAATAGAGAATTTGATACAAGTTTTACACCTTCGGGTACGAATGGTTTTAATGGTACTGATAATACCAATCAAGGTTATGGATATTTTCCAGTTACGATAACAAACGGTAAAACTTATGAAATTAAAGTAACGTTAGCGGCAACAAATGGTGCGCCATTGGTAATTATTTCAAGTACAACAAAAAATTTTGCTACAAGTACAGTTGATACGATAGAAGGTTCACCAGTTGTCGGCACAACTTATCATCAATTTACCGCAACTGGAAATGCTGCATATATTGGTTTTGGTTTTATAAATAGTGGCGGAACATTAGACGCAACAGTAAGCAATTTTTCAATAGTTGAAATTAATAATGTTTTAGTTACAAATACTGAAACGGTAACTGTCAATGGAAAAATTGAAACTACTGGAACTATAAAAACCGGTGCGCCTACAACTGGAACCGCCGCCGAATGGAAATTAGGTCAAAGAGTTGCCGCCGCCGTTGTACTTGATGCAACACAATATATACAAGTTGAAGTTGGTGGAACATTTTACAAATTAGCAATAGTAACTTAATATGGGATATTCAATTCAACCA